GCCACGCCAATCACCCATAATATCTACAGCAGTCTGACGAGATAAATTAAATGCCATAAGGTAGGATGTTTCTGGCGTATATATAAAGTCTACAGAATACTTAGGGTCAGGAAAATAATAATCTAGTGTGGATGATCTGATGTCCTTTACAGTAGCGCACATAGGATCAAGCCACAAAAGCCAACAACCCTGATTGTTGAAGCCACACTCTGTAATAGCAAAGACTTCTGGTCCTGATGACAGTGCATCAAGCAGTTCTGTATACTGCACCACACCATCTTCAGTGCCATCGTGATCTTGGTTTTCTTCTACAAAAGTATTGTACTCTTCAATATCTTCTAGATTGTGGTAGTGAATGTTCTTGGCTTCAGGCAGAGAGTAGTTACTGATATCAAGATTATAATAATAACAGTGAAACTCTATGTTGGGTTGCCAGTTATCTTTGAACTCATTGAGGAGTTTGAAGCCATTCTTTTTTAGCTTCTTCTCATCAAAGCATGTTACAATTTTATATGTCATATGGTTTAATAATTCCTTTTCCGGCAAGGTAGGTGTAGTCTCCATTCCACTCAGCGGCATATCTTCCATCAATCTCTCTGGAACATTTCCACTCTTTGAACCACGGTCCTCCTGTAGTAAAGTGTACATTCTTTGCTTCTATCTCCTCTGGTGAGTGACCATCTAGCCAGTTCCATTCTTGGTGTATAGTTCCTATGTCGCCTTCTTTATCAGGCAACCACTCAAAGCCATGCAGCCAAGATCCCGGTTGTGTATTAACATCAATAGGATTTAGTCTCTTGTTAAGTTCATGACCACAGTTCCAAAGAATAAGGCTTGACCAGTTCTTACGGCGGTAGGACTCTTGCTTACGGCCATCCATCTTAAACTCTTCAGTTGGTTCATACTTGTGTTTAACACAGTATAGTGGATAGTAATCTATATTGTATTCGTCAAATAAATCGTTAATGTCAGTGCGAAGATACATGTCGCAGTCCATGTACAATGCCCAACCCTGATACATGTTTAATGCAGGGACAAGAAAACGTGTGAAGCTAAAGTCAGTAGAGAACGGCTTACCATCTATGTCATCAATCATCTGCCCATCTTTGACAGTATGCTTACGATTATATAAACCCATACGTTCTACAATATCTTTTCGTATTGGCTTGATGTCTACATTATCAACAGAGATACGTTCTATAGTAAACTTCAATACCTCATAAGCTACATCCTCTCTTGGATCATAGCCAATGTAAACTGTGTTGGGTGACTTTCTCATCGTATCTCCTAATTTTTATCTGATGCAGACTTAAATATAAAAGCTGTAAAAACAATCCCAAGAAGAAACAGGACATGACCAACGACTAACTCACCGTACCATATCCATGATGTTGTTGCTGCACAAAAGATTGTTGACCACATAACACTAAGCACAATCATAGTTTGTAAACGCTGTGCAGGTGGCAAGGCTCGTAATGGATTAATCTTTGAGTCCATTAATTGTTCATACATATTCATGTGTTATCCTCATGTAAAATGGGGGAGCAAACACTACTCACTCCCCCAAGTTTAGTTACAGGCTGTAAACTTTTTCTTTTTTCTCTTCAGGTATTACCTTTTGAAGATTGATGGTAAGCATCCCATCACTGAAAGAAGCATCATTTACAACCACGTCTTCGGCAAGAATGAAAGATTTTGAGAAGGGTCGTCTCGCTATGCCTTTATGTACGATCTTCTTATCGTCTTCCTCTTTAAGTTTCTTGCCGCTAATGGTTAGCTTGTCGGACTCTGTTTTAACTTCCAACTCTTCTTTGTTGAATCCAGCAGTGGCTAACTCAATAGTGTACTTCCCATCTCCATCTTTGATTAAGTTGTGCGGCGGATAAGAACCTGCACTTGGGTATGGAACATTGTCAACTATGCGAACCATTTCATTAAATAGTTTATCATGACCAATCGCCCAGTTAGAAAAATTAGAAAAGAACGGATGGTTACTGTTTAGACTTGCATGTACACTCATATCATTTCTCCTTATAGCAAGTTGATATTACGTGACCCATTATTGGCATCACACATATATTATACTATGTATTAGTCATTTTGTCAAGGACTTTTTTTCTTTCTCTAGTTTTTCTAGATTTTTTTGTCTAGTTTTTCTACCCCTCTCTGAAATTTCTTCTATAGTTCTTTTACAACATTCGCAAAATGAACTGGTAGGATCAAGCCTACATTCTTTTTGACACTCCATACTCATTTTCTTTGACTCTTCAGTAGGCCACCAATCACACACCACATGAACCACCATGTCCGGTGATGTCACAGATGTCATGTGTCTCCAGCCCCTCTTCAAACTCTTCACCAAGCTTCTCTACAGCCTCAGAATATGGCACCGAAGATAGAGGTTGTCCTCCCCTACATCCGTCAGGGTACACGGTGAAGCCACGCAACCTGTGAGCATAAGAGGCAAGAGTATTAGTAAACTCATCAACCGTATCTTCATTGTTAAGCTTGCTCCCCCACTTGGGTAGGTTAATCGTGCTGCTGATAGACATGTCAACATAGTCTTGAACATCTGCTTGGAACTTCATGCGCCTCTTGTAGTCTTCTGCAAGATCAAGAGCAGACTCAATCTTGTTAGGATCAATACCATACAGGTCAATGATCTCTTGTGCTGCACTATCCACCACGTACTGATAATGCCAGCGATTACCACCTTTAAGATACCTGCGCTTGTAGGCGACTGCAAAGATAGGTTCAACACCTGTGGAGGTGCCAGCTAGAATCCCAATAGAACCTGTCGGAGCAATGGCTCTATTAGCGACAGGAGTACTACAGTTAAGGGTATCAGCAAAGGTAGTGCTAACGTGGTCACTAACTCCTTTATATACTGACAACCATTTGTGAAGTCCTTCAGTAACTTCATACTTTTGTCCTCCCTTGATAAGCCATTCATGCATACCCATCAGGCCAAGTCCCAGCCTACGGTTCTTCTCTCTGGTTTGATAAACCTTTTCATATGGCAGCTTGGCCCTGAGTGTGCCGCATAGCAGAAACTTGGTAGCAAGCTCCACCACATCTGCAAACTCTTTTAGATCGTCAATGCGCCCCATATTAATAGAACCAAGATTGCACACATCGCTATCATCTTCAGATGTAACCTCCGTGCAAGCATTGCGTAACGTCTCCTTCTCCTTCTCAAAGAAATTGAACGAGAACCCCGGTTCGGCGGTTGATAAGGCTTGTCTAACATTCTGCTTAAAAGTACTCCCAACATCTCCTGTCTTCCAGTAGTTAAGTAACCATTCAGTATCATAGTTCACGCTGATATTTGTCATATCAAGCGGAGCATTAAAATTAAAGTCTTGTTCTTTAACCTGACCAATGGTGAAACCTGTCTCACCTACGGGCATGTCATACCAGTTCTTGCTAACAAGAAACTTCTCTATGTCAGCATGTTTCCAGTTGAGGCTGGCATAGATGGCAGACCTACGGCTACCACCCTGCATAACACGCCTACCAATCTCATTGATCATCTGCATCTTTGGTATAGGGCCAGAGGCAAGACCGCCAGTGCCTTGCAGTATCCTGCCTTCTTCACGATACACAGAGTAGTCAATACCAATACCACCACCTGTCATGAGACAGGACTCAGACTTCCAAGAGATGTTAGCCCAATCTTCTCTGGTATCTTCTTCTGCACGTAGCAGGTAACAGTTATTAAAGAACTTGTTATCACGTCCAGCGTAATAAAGATAACGACCACCGGGAATAAACTTTAGGTCGGTGATCATACGTTTCAGTTCGTCTTTGTCATCTTTCGGTAGGTAGTCCTGACACACATCGTCTACCAATGTAGAGGCTAGTGCATCCCATGTCTCACACCCATGATGGGCGTACTTGTGTTTAAATATGTCTTCGCTAAACTTGGAGCGAAACATAGGGTTTTCGTTAGAACGAAATTGTGGCATAGCTTTGTTCCCTTTCTAATTGTCGTATTCCATTTCCAATATGAGTTGGGCATAGTGGATTGCTTTCTCTATATCCTTTCTCCCCTCTCCCTTAGTACGGTGGCGAGTGATGTATTTTATCACATTACCCTCCAGATAGTCAAGCCCATTGGCGTGAATATATTCAACTGGTTGTATTTTACATCCCTTGTAGTGTTCCCCTCCTACTTGTTGTTTTAATGCTCTGTCTTCTTTCATGCGTCTAAGATAGTAATCATAGCTGCGTTCTCCTTTTGGATAGTTAGCTTCGTCATAGGAAAGAGTTAAGCTTTCTTCTGATTTCATTTACGTTCTCCGATGTTACAGCTTTAATTGCAAAGTTTCTAACTGTATCTGGTTCTAGTCCAGCCAGATGACAGGTGCTTTCAAAGTTCTCACACGTTACACCAACAGAGGCAAACACCCATGCTGATGCCTGATCTCTTTGAAGAGCAGTCTCATTAGTTTCATTATCCTCTTTTGGTTTGCTCATGTCTAATAGAGCTTGAAGTATAATAGCTAGATTAAGAGTTCTGTCTGGGTCTTTTTGAGTTAGATCATACAGACTATCAAAGTCAAGTATATCACTCATCTTCAAACTCCTGAACAGGACGATAAAATTTCCCGCCCACATAGTTATTGTAGTAGGCGGGTTCATCCGTTCCTTCTAGCTTTGATGTAAGAACTTTATATATCATTTGAAAATAACATTCATAGTAACGAAGGCTCCTCTTATTTTTGTACTCACCCATAACCTGAAACCTGAAATGTTTCTTACCAAGTTTCTTAATATCTTCATTAAGATATTTACTAGAGCCTGTATATGTACGCCAGTTAGATTCTACCTTCTTACCTTTGCGTGTTATATAATATTGTTTACAACCAATATAGGCTTTCTTAGTTTTTTTGTTGGTTATCCTATAAACAAATCCAAAGTTATTCTTTTTGTCAAACTCTTTATGATACTCCCAATGCGTCACCAGTTAGTCACTTCTCCTACTTCAGGTTCTTTAGCCACGTTGGTAAGATACCTACGACCATGTGCGTACTTGAACACACGAATACCTTTACCTTGATTAGCATCCGACCAACAGTCTCTCTTGTAGCCACAATAAACACAACTAACAGGAAGCTTACGGTTGCCAGACCTACCATCAGGTATATCGGAGTAGCACCTATCAGGCACAGTGTCCTGTGAAACCAATCCTTTAAGGTGAGAGATTCGCTGCTTCGCATTTATCATATCCATCTGATGTAATTTGGTAAGGCATATCTCTCCTGTTGATTTATTAATAGCAAGAAACGCTGCTTGGTCTATACCATTAGCTTCAGCATAGGCAGATATCTGTGCAACATAACCAAAAGGATCATCCTCTGCTAACTTATTATGTTTGAATTTGTCGAAGCCAACACCACTAGCAGACTTACAATCCACAACGACGCCATCAATAATACAATCCTGATGTCCGGTAACACCTTCTACCTCCACTTCTTTCTGTTGGTCTTTTACTTCATGTCCTGAGATGGTGGAACACAGGAGCAAAAGCTCTTCAAGAATATAACCATATAAAAACTTGATACGTGTGGCTGGCGTTAAGTCAGCCTGATCAAGCGGCTTGTTGACATCATACCAGATGCGACGGTCTGGCTTGCCAATGGCAGAGAGCCTGAGATTACCACGATCTTTGGGTGTGTCATATAAGAAATCTTTTATGTGAACCTTCAGCATTTCACCAAAGGTATCTATGTGTTTGTCTACCTCACTCTCGTCCATGTCTATAGGATCAAGTGTAAATAAACTATATATATCTTCAACGAGAGTGTCTATTGTTTTCATAATAAAAAGAGGAGGAGAGCAAGGACCAAAACTCTCCCCCTCCTCCTTTCTATGCTAGTTAAAAGGGAACTGCTTCAGAGTTCTGGACATATCCACCATCAACGGGTGCAAAGTCCTCCCTGCTGTCACTGTACTCAATAAAGTCTACGATCTGAACTGCTGCAAGGTCAGCAGAGATGCCAGACTTACCAGCATAATTCCATTCGTAAGGAATAGCCTTTACATTTACTTTACTACCGTTGGCTACCAGCTTACCACTCCACAGATTATTCTGTGAATCTTTTACAATAGGTGCTGCACGTTGCGTACCATCCTTACGCATAACCTTGCGCTTGATAGTTACAAAGTCTCCACGATCATCACCCTTGTTGGCGATGGGCAGACCAGAGCTTTCAATGACTGAGCGATTGTCATCGTCCACTTCTACCTGAATGCTCCACACCGGATCAAACTTAGTATTAGGCTCCGTAATGGAAGCATAGTGGCACTTACCAGTAATGTAAATAGGATCGTTCATTTCTTTCTCCTTTAAAAATACCGCACCATTGCGGCCATGAATGGGGATCATTCCCCGGTGCTGTCTACTACAAAACAACAGCATATATTATACCACACGAATTTGTGGAAGTC